TGTGATGGACAAATTGATGTTCTTTCTTCAGATACTTCAAAACTTGATGGACGTTCAGATTCATTATTTATACAAGATGAAGGCCACGAAGCAAAGACATTTGAGATATGGAACGTATTAAAAACAGGTCAAGGTGCAAGACGAAATGCTCTTGCTATCTCTATATCAACTGCTGGTTTTAATATAGGTTCAGAATATCCACTTTATAACCAATGGGAATATTGTTGTAATATATTAAAAGGTAATTATATTGATGATACTTGGTTTTCAGCAATATTTCAATTAGACCCTGATGATGATTGGCAAGACGAAAATGTTTGGATAAAAGCAAATCCATCATTAGGAACAACAGTTTCTTATAAATATATGAGAGACCAAATAAGAACAGCAGTACAAACTTCAGCTAATGAAGTATCTATTAAAACAAAGAACTTAAACTTATGGTGTCAATCAAAAGATATATGGATTCCTGATAAATATTTATTACCTGTAATGCATAAAGTTAATATAGATGATTTTATAGATGAAGATAGTTATTTAGGAGTTGACTTATCTGCTGTTTCTGACTTGACTTCAACTACAATAATGTTTCCACCTAACCCTGACAGAAAACTATACCCTGATAAGTTTGTATTTAAGTCATTTATTTATTTGCCTGATACTTGTTTAGAAGAAAATACTAATGCAGAATTATATAAAATGTGGAAACGAAATAATCAACTCATTATGACTTCAGGTAATGTTGTAGATTATGATTTTATATTAGCAGACCAAATTAAACTATATAAAAAGACTTATATGATAAATGTTGCTTATGACCAATGGAATAGTTCACAGTGGAGCATAAATGCCACTGAGGCAGGGTTGCCATTAGTGCCATATTCCCAGGCAGTAGGTAATTTTAATAAGCCAACAAAATATCTTGAAATGCTTATTAGACAAGGTAAAGTTGTTATTGATAGTAATTCTTTAGTAAAATGGTGTTTTGGTAATGTATCATTAAAAATTGACTCAAACGAAAATTGCAAGCCTACAAAAACAGGAGGAGACCGCTCTAAGAAGATTGATCCTGTGATTTCAATGATACAAGCATTAGGTGGTTATCTTGATAAGCATAATTATTCTGATGGAGAGGTTTTGTCCGTGAATTTCTGATAATTACTGTCATTTTTTAATAATGCTACAGAGATTATCTATTATTATTAAATATAAGTATTTTGTTGTATGAAAATTTCCAATATATTCAAGAGAAGTAATCCTACGGTGATACAGCAGTCCGATGGCAGCAGTGCTACCTCGGTATTGTTTGGTACCTTCCGTTTGGATGATTCAGCAACTACCTTATCTGCTTTCTTTGCTGCACGTGAGTTGATATCTAATTCCATTGCACAATTGCCAATAGAGGTTAAGCATAACAATGAGTTAGATCCTTCCCATGTTGTGAATTATCTGTTCACCCATGCATTGATGTCAAAGTTTAATCTTATGAAACTCTTAATACAGGACGTCATTGACTGGGGAAATGCGGTATGTTACATAAAGAGAGCGGCAGATGGTACCCCTGTTGAGTTAGTTTACTGTCCTAACGGCACCTATTCCATTAACTATAACGAGAATAACCGTCAGTTAAGGTATAATATTAATGGTGTCAAAGGAGTTGTAAAGCCAAATGATGTCATCCATTTGTATAAGAACTCCCAGAGTAACGGTGTAAAGGGACGTAGTTTAGTCAGTTATTCGAATAATATCCTCAATCTGGCTAAGGCAACCAATAAGGCTGCGAGCAATTATTACGGTTCTGGCTGTGCCTTAACTGGTGCCTTGACGATCAAGGGCAGCCGTAGGGACTCCAAGGAGAAAGCCAGACAAGCCTTTGCTGATGTACACAGCGGTGCAAACAGTTCTGGACTAGTGATATTAGACGATGACATGGATTACAAGCCATTATCTAATAATGCCAATGAGTCACAGATGTTAGAGACACGTCTGTTCAATGTGTCTGAGATTGGTCGTTACTTTAATATGAATCCTGTGTTGCTCGGTGATCTGTCTAAATCGTCATATAGTACCATTGAGGCAGCAAATATTGAGTTTGTTACACATACCCTGATGCCGTACATATCTATGATTGAATGTGAGTTCAGCCGTAAGCTATTTAGTGATGCGGATGAAGGATATAGTATTGACCTTGATGAGACATATCTTATCCGTGGTGACCGTGTATCAACGGCTAATTATTACAACACATTGGTTACTGCTGGTGTCATCACCCGTAATGAGGCACGTGCTGCATTAGGATATAGTCCATTAGATGGATTAGACGATATTGTCATCCCATACACAAATATTGAAGACAACACTATAAATAAAGATAAGACAGAAGAAAATGGAGAAGATAATTCGTAATATAGGTAATGTTGAGTTACGTTCCTTTGACAATCCTGAGTCAAGGACTGTGACAGGCTATGCTGCTGTCTTTGAGTCACCATCTGAGGATCTCGGATTTATTGAGGTAATCAAACGTGGTGCTATAACACAGGAATTGATAGACAGCTGTGACGTATTTGCTAAGTTCAATCATGATGACACTAAGATCCTTGCTCGTTCTAATCACGGTGTAGGATCTTTACGTCTGTCTGTTGATGATTATGGTTTGCGGTATGAGTTTGAAGCATCGCATACTGATCTCGGTGACACATTATTAGAGAATATCCGCCGTGGAGAGATCACACAGTCTAGCTTTGCGTTTGCTATTGACCTTAATGATCATACAGCACAGCGATGGGAGAAGCATAACGGCAAATTATACCGCACAGTAAATAAGATTGCCTATCTCTATGACGTATCCCCTGTGTGGCAGCCAGCATATACAGCAACTACTGTTGATAAGAGAAGTAAGGAAGAAGCCGAGAATATCCTTAGTCGTGAGAAGGAATATGACGATATGCTGGCTGAATTAGACAAATATACTATCTAATGGCATATGCAATATAAAGTATTTGACACCGAACAGGAGTATAACACATTTACTCATAACGGACAGAAGCTAGTTGCTGGTACCTTATATATCATCAAAGACATAAAGTCATTATTCTTTTATACTAACAACATTGATGGTACTGATGAACGATATGACTACCTAGATGAGATACCTGAGGGCTATATCATCCCAGACGGAGATAAGGTTATCATTGCTAATGGTGAGGAGATTGATGTCAGTGAATATGCTACGGTCACTGTTAATGTCCCTGTGCCAGAAGGCTATATAATACCTAGTGGCAATAAGAATATCACATCTAACGGCACAGATATAGACGTTAGCAGTTATAATACAGCAACGGTCAATGTACCATACGACCTTACCACAGATACCTTTACTGCTAACGGCACATACACACCGACCAATGCAGAGGGATATAGCTCGGTTACTGTTGATGTACCACCAGTGTCAACAGATGGCGACCTTATAGATCTTATAGAACGTGACATCACCAGTGTGGATATTGACAATAGTATCACTACTATCTGTAGTTGTGCATTCTATGGTTGTTCAGGTCTTACTGATGTAACTATAGGTAGCAGTGTGACCTCCATCGGTAGTAATGCATTCCAAAATTGTTCAGGTCTTACTGGGGTAACCATCCCTGACAGTGTGACCTCCATCGGTTATGCTGCATTCAAGGCTTGTTCAGGTCTTACAGGTATAACAGTCTTAGCTACTACACCGCCTCGTGTTGGTAGTTATGTATTTGATAATACCAATAACTGTCCAATCTATGTTCCTGCTGCTAGTTTATCAGCCTATCAGTCTGCATCTGGTTGGTCTGGTTATGCTAGTAGGATACTCCCATTGAGTGAGTTTGTTGTTGTCAGTGAATTCAGTGATTATACACAAACTATTGCTGACCGTGTCTTTGTCACATCAGTCGGAAAGTGGTATAAGAAGAACAACCTTGATCAGTATGAGGAATATGGTGTTTATGACACAACAATATCTGGTACCTATTATGACGGCAAGCTAGCTGTAGTTGGTAATATAGAATATCAGTATACTAATGGCTCATGGGTTAATGTTGGAACGGTTAGTGGTAGCACATATCCTATTGAGTATGTTCCTATAGATAAGCCAGAAGGTGTTGTTTCCTTTGAGTCAACAGCAGATATGGCATCTTATACTGATGCATATGTCGGTCAGGGTGCAGTCATTTATACTCCACCAATCAATAAGATCTATTCCCCAGAATATATTGAGCGAACCTCAACATATAACGGCTATATACCGCTTGGGGTTAAATTTACTGAGAACACAAGAGTACAGATCAAACACCAGCAGACAAACGTACAAGGCGATGGATTTATCTGTGATAACAAGACAAGTGATAGTAACGACTGGCGAGTATTCTGGGCTGTTGGGACGTTGTATTACGATTTTATATCTGATCGTATATCGACATATTCTGTTAGTTCTTCTTCATTATACGAATGGGAGATCGGTAATTATTATATCAAAGACCTTATAACAAATAATACTATCCTTTCTGGTACTGCAAAGTCTGGGTTTACTCGCTATAATAATATGTTCCTATACCATTCTGACGGTGAACCATTAACCAGTATCCGTGACATGGGTAAGATCTATTATGTTAAGATCTATGAGGGTAACACATTAGTCAAAGACTATATTCCTTGGACTGATAATGCTGGAACCTATGGAATGTTTGATCAGGTGTCTCAGACTATTGTTCCTGCTGAGGGGGCATCAATGACAGGATCATCTAATGTTACTGAGATAACACCATCAGTACCAATACCAGGCAAGACAACATATTATAAGTATACATCTAACTATCGGTGGGAAAAAGTTACATCGTTCAGTAACGAATTAGCATTTGAGTCAGAACAGAATAATGTATTTAGTAACAGTAGTGAACCATTTGAGGTGTCCTATGATGGTGGAACAACATGGTTTAAGACAGATGGTTCTACATTATCTGTTGCTGCACGTAGTAAGATATTAGTATCATGTACACGTAGTACAACAACACCGTTTACATCTGTTGCTGACTTTAATGTATCTGGTAATATCTTATCTGCTGCTTTCGGTCATAATTATGCATCCCATACCGCATTTGACAATAATGCTACTGTACAATATCTGTTTGCTAACAACACACATCTGTTGAGTGCTAAGGACATGATATTGGATGTTACTACCTTAGGTGCTAATTGTTACTCACATCTGTTTGACGGTTGTTCTAATCTGAATTATATAACCTGTTATGCTACTGATATCTCAGCATCCAATTGTACTGACTCATGGGTAAACGGTGTTGCTGCATCTGGAACGTTTGTTAAGAATACTGCAATGACAAACTGGACAACAGGAACATCTGGTGTGCCAAGCGGTTGGACTGTTGTTGATAATTCATAAACTTAATAAAATTATAAATATATACATATGCAATATAGAATATTTGAAACAGAACAGGAATACAACATATTTACTGTTAATGGACAGAAGCTAGTTGCTGGTGATATATACATCGTCAAGGAGACAAAAACGCTTTATTTTGTGACAAACAACCTTGATGGTGACAATACCACATATGATTATATTGATGAGATACCCCCAGAGTATGTATTACCTACTGGAAACAAGGTGATAACAGAGAATGGTGAGGAGATTGATGTTTATGATTATGCTACTGTCACTGTTAATGTTCCTGTTCCAGAAGGCTATATAATTCCTGCTGGCAATACGACTATTACTGCTAATGGCACAGACATAGATGTCAATGACTATGCCACTGCTACTGTTGATGTTCATCCTACATTACGACCAGCTATTATCACACAGAATGGCACATACACCCCATCCATTGGTGATGGTTATGATGAGGTAACGGTCAATGTAAATACTGGTACAGTAAATCCTGCATTTAACAAACTGATAGATGGTAGTATATTGTCATTGGTTATCCCAGATGGAACAACTAAGATCGGTGATTTTGCATTCAACGGTTGTTGGGGTCTTACTAGTGTTACCATCCCAAGCAGTGTGACCTCCATCGGTAGTAATGCATTCCAAGATTGTAGAGATCTTACTGGTACCTTAACAATTCCAAGCAGTGTGACCTCCATCGGTAATAGTGCATTCAGTAATTGTTCAGGTCTTACTGGTACCTTAACAATCCCAAGCAGTGTGACCTTCATCGGTAATAGTGCATTCTATTATTGTTCAGGTCTTACTGGTACCTTAACAATCCCAAGCAGTGTGACCTTCATCGGTAGTAGTGCATTCGGTAGTTGTTCAGGTCTTACTGGTACCTTAACAATCCCAAGCAGTGTGACCTCCATCGGTGATGGTACATTCAGTGGTTGTTCAGGTCTTACTAGTTTGTCACTCCCTAATACCTTAACCTCCATCGGTGCTTATGCATTCAGTCGTTGTTCAGGTCTTACTAGTTTGACACTTCCTAATACATTGACATCCATCGATCAAGGTGCATTCAGTGGTTGTTCAGGTCTTACTGATGTAACTATAGGTAGCGGTGTGACCTCCATCGGTTATGAGGCATTCAGGAATTGTACTGGTCTTACTAGTGTTACCATCCCAAGCGGTGTGACCTCCATCAATAAAGGTGCATTCAGGGATTGTTCAGGTCTTACTGAGGTGACAGTCTTAGCAACTACACCACCTACTCTTCGTAGTAATTCATTTGATAATACCAATAACTGTCCAATTTATGTTCCTGCTGAGAGTGTATCAGCCTATCAGTCTGCATCTGGTTGGTCTGATTATGCATCACGCATTCAAGCAATTCCCACATAAATACATTTAACTTTATCATATGCAATATAAGATTTTTGAAACATTACAAGAGTATAATGATTATACCAGCAACGGTCAGAAGTTAATAGCTGGTGTGTTATACCTTGTGAACGAGACAGGATCATTATTTTTTAAGACAAACAATGTTGATGGTGTTATAGAGAGTTTTGATTATGTAGATGGTATCCCTGAGGGTTATGTTAAGCCCGTTGGCGATAAGTTGATTACAGAAAACGAATATTATGTTGATGTTTATAACTATGCCACAGTGAGTGTAGATGTGCCAGAACCAGAAGGTAATATTACTATTACTGAGAATGGTACTGACATAGATGTTGCTGCTTATGCTACTGCCACAGTAGATGTGCCAGAACCAGAAGGTAATATCACTATTACTGAGAATGGTGAAGACATTGACATTGCCCAATATGCAACCGCAAGTGTGGATGTTGTTCCAAACCTTACAACCCAAAACATAACGGAAAATGGAACATATCAGCCAAGCGGCAATTATGACGGTTTTTCAAGTGTTACGGTGAATGTGGCAGGTTCTGGTGGAAATGAAGACTTGATTGACCTTGTTGAGAGAGACATTACAACATTCAATATTCCAAGTGGAACAACAAAAATTGGTGATTATGCATTCGCTTATTGTTCAGGTCTTACTAGTTTGACAATCCCCAGCAGTGTGACCTCCATCGGTGATAGTGCATTCTATCATTGTACTGGTCTTACTAGTGTGACCATTCCTGACAGTGTTACAAGCATTGGTGGAACTGCATTCGGATATTGTAAAGGTATTACAAGTGTAACAATTGGTAACGGTGTTACAAGCATTGGAGAGTATGCTTTCTCTCAGTGTACTAGTTTGACAAGTGTAACAATTGGCAACAGTGTTACAAGCATTGGTCGTCAAACTTTCTATGATTGTTCAAGTCTTACAACTGTAACAATACCAAGTAGTGTTACAACTATTGATAGTAATGCATTCAGGGATTGTACAGGTCTTACAAGTATCACAGTTGAAGCAACTACACCACCTACTCTTGGTTATAATCCATTTGATAATACCAATAACTGTCCAATCTATGTTCCTGCTGATAGTGTATCAGCTTATCAGTCTGCATCTGGTTGGTCTGCTTATGCATCACGTATACAAGCAATTCCTACATAAATACATTTAACTTTATCATATGCAATATAAGATTTTTGAAACATTACAAGAGTATAATGATTATACCAGCAACGGTCAGAAGTTAATAGCTGGTGTGTTATACCTTGTGAACGAGACAGGATCATTATTCTTTAAGACAAACAATGTTGATGGTGTTGTAGAGAGTTTTGATTATATAGATGGTATCCCTGAGGGTTATGTTAAGCCCGTTGGCGATAAGTTGATTACAGAAAACGAATATTATGTTGATGTTTATAACTATGCCACGGTGAGTGTAGATGTGCCAGAACCAGAAGGTAATATCACTATTACTGAGAATGGTGAAGACATTGACATTGCCCAATATGCAACCGCAAGTGTGGATGTTGTTCCAAACCTTACAACTCAAAACATAACGGAAAATGGAACATATCAGCCAAGCGGCAATTATGATGGTTTTTCAAGTGTTACGGTTGCAGTTCCACAACCAGAAGGTAATATCACTATTACTGAGAATGGTACTGACATAGATGTTGCTGCTTATGCTACTGCCACAGTAGATGTTGCTGGTGGTGGAGGTGGTATTGCTGATCCGATTTTGGCATACCCATCAGCAAGCCAGACAACAGGATCTGGGGAGTTAAGTCAGACCTCTATTTTACAATTAGCTACTGCATTAAATATCCCGAATGGTTATACAAGCATCGGTAGTAGTGCATTCTATGGTTGTTCAGGTCTTACTAGTTTGACAATCCCCAGCAGTGTGACCTCCATCGGTGAGCAGGCATTCCTAAATTGTTCAGGTCTTACTAGTATAACTGTTGATAGTAACAATACAGTTTATGATTCTCGTGATAATTGTAATGCAATCATTAAAACATCATCCGGTGAGTTAATACAAGGATGTAAGAATACTGTTATTCCAAATACTGTGACATCCATCGGTAGTAGTGCATTCTATGGTTGTTCAGGTCTTACTAGTTTGACAATCCCTGACAGTGTTAACACCATCGATTATGCTGCATTCTATGATTGTTCAGGTCTTACTAGTTTGTCACTCCCTAATACCTTAACCTCCATCGGTAATAGTGCATTCAGTGGTTGTTCAGGTCTTACTAGTTTGTCACTCCCTAATACCTTAACCTCCATCGGTAGTCAGGCATTCAGTGGTTGTTCAGGTCTTACTAGTTTGTCACTCCCTAATACCTTAACCTCCATCGATGCTAGTGCATTCTATGGTTGTTCAGGTCTTACTGATGTAACTATAGGTAGCGGCGTGACCTCCATCGGTGGTTATGCATTCCAAAATTGTACAGGTCTTACTAGTGTGACAATCCCCAGCAGTGTGACCTCTATCGGTAAGAGTGCATTCCAAAATTGTTCAGGTCTTACTGAGGTAACAGTCTTAGCAACTACACCACCTACTCTTCGTAGGGATCCATTTTATAATACCAACAACTGTCCAATCTATGTTCCTGCTGAGAGTGTATCAGCCTATCAGTCTAGTTGGTCATCCTATGCATCACGTATACGAGCAATTCCCACATAAATAAAATATATTAATTTAACTCCATATGAAGAAAGATAAGAAAAACCCAAACCATTGGATTGCATCTGATGGAAAGGTATTTAAGAGAAAGGAAGATGGATATGTATTTGGTTCTGAGTTATATTTAGGCTACACATATTATATGGGTGGTAAGAAGTTAAAGGAGCCAAAGTTAGAAGCTATCACAGATTATGTTGAGATTGACGATGAGAAGAGTGAATTACCTGAAGAAGGTGATAAATAATGCTTTGATTTTTGATTTTTCAACTACAATTTGATTATTATTAAATATATAGATCAACTTATGTATATGAATTTAAATACATTAAAGAATAAGCAAAGCAAATTGATTCTTCGTTGTAAGTCTATTGTTGATTCTTGTAAGTCTGAGGTACGTGAAATGACCGAGGACGAAAAGACTGAATTTGAAGCAAACAAAGAAGAGATAAAAGCCATCCGTGAACAGCTCAATGAACTTCAAAGTAAGATAGACGACTACGAGAGGGAACTTCCTAAAGAAGAAGAAGAGGAAGATGACAAGAAGGAAGATCCTAAGAAGGAAGATCCTAAGAAGGAAGATCCTAAGAAGGAAGATCCTAAGAAGGAAGATCCTAAGAAGGAAGATCCTAAGAAGGAAGATCCTAAGAAGGAAGATCCTAAGAAGGACGAAAAAGAAGACAAGAAGGAAGATTCTAAAGAAGACGATCCTAAAGAGGACGAAAAAGAAGACAAGAAGGAAGATCCTAAAGAAGACGAAGATACTAAAGAAGACGATCCTAAAGAGGACGAAAAAGAAGACAATATAAATAAACGTAATATTACAATGGAAAAGAAATTTAATTTGATGAAGGAGTTACGTAACTCTCTTGAAACAGGCAAATCCTTCAATCTTAATGAGATCCGTGCGTATACAGTTAACGATGAAGGTGAAGACGTAGTACAGACCGATATTTATGATATTTGGGGTCCACTACGTGCAAAGAACGTATTAGTACAAGCAGGTGCACAGTATATTACTGGCATCAAGAACAACATCCAGATACCGTTGATGAGTGGTGTTACATGTACATTTGAAGGTGAGACAGATGCAGCATCTAATGGTTCTGGTGCATTTACACATCAGACATTATCACCAAAACGTATCACAGCTAAGTATCCTATCTCTTTACAACTGTTAGCACAAGACTCTATCGGTGTTGAATCTAAGATCCGTGAGGATATCATCAATGCAGTGAATGCTAAGTTAGAGTCTGTATTGCTTGGTTCTGCAGCTGGAACAACCTCACAGCCTGCTGGTATATTCTATAACCAGACACCTGCGGTTATAACTAACTTTGCTGGTATCACTGCTCTAGAGGCTGGTGTTGAGACAAACAATGTATTTGGTGAAATGAAGTATGTAATGTCTCCAGCTGCTAAGGGTGATCTCCGTGCAATGCCTAAGTCTACTAAGTCAACACAACTTGTTATGGAGAATGGTAACATTGATGGTACTGATGTTCTTGCAACATCGCATGTTGCTGATAAGAACATCGTCTATGGTGACTTCTCTAACCTTGTTATTGCCACATGGGATAACGTACAGATTGATGTTGTTCGTGACGTACAGTCAGTTGGTAACGGTCAAGTAACAATCGTTGTTAATGCATATGTTGACGGTGCAGTTATCCGTCCAGAAGCATTCGCATTCGCTA